CATCCACCTTCGCTATAACCAAGACTAACAAGTTCCTGAATAAGATATTGAGCAGAATAAGAGTCATAATTAATTTTCAAATACATCCAATTGTGTTTTTTATAGCCTTCGTTATATACATAATCTGCTATATCGTGATAATCGATTAGTGTNGTACCGCTTAATCGAATAAGTCCACGATCAACCCATTGTTTCCAGGGAATTCTTGATTTCTTTTCAACTTGCTCNTGGTAGAAGTTATTTGTCATCCAATACATTGTTATGGCAATTATTCTNTACTTATCTTGATCAAATAANNGCGTTGTAAAAGCTGTAATNTCTTTAGTTCTTGATAAATCAAACCCACCTATAACATAGGTATTATCAAATTTAAGTAATTCATCATCCGTATATATGATATTTTTTCTAANGGGTTTTTCNATTCCTTCTACATGAACATATTCAACAACATCGATATCTTCAAATGAAAGCCATGCAGTATTGTGAATTCCTCTAAGATTGAAATCTTTTGTTTTAACTGAATTTGCTAGATTTAAATCTGATTTCATTCTTGTAACAAGGTACTCAAGCTTGTCTTCTTTCTTTATAATTCCGAGTCCAGGGTTCGCTTTTATCCACATCTTAGGATCATTAATTTCTTTTGGATCATCAAGTTCATAAATCAACGGAAAGACCTTTTCATCTTCAATTAATCCATCAAGGACTTTTTCGTTATATTCATAGAGATCATCATATAATTTCTCTCTAACATAACCTGCAGTTGTAATAATTGATAGAAATGAGTCTTCTCTAGACGTCATGGCTTGTTTTAAAATATCATAGCGTTCACGAGCAAGCTCATGGGCTTCATCAACGATTCCGCATGAAGCATTTAGACCATCCTGATTGTCAATTTTATTTGATAATACTTTGAAATATGATTCTCCATCATCTTTTCGATAGATATTTGCTTCTGGAAAGACTCTGTGTCCTAGTAATTCTCTTAATAATGGTTGTCTATCTATTATTGCTACAGCTTGATCCCATACTCTCTTGGCCTGGGAATAAGTTGTAGCTGCCACGTATATTTCTGCACCTTTATCTCGAAGCGCAAGAAATATGCCGAGTATTGCATTTTCAGATGACTTACCGTTCTTGCGTCCTCTCACGTCAAAAATCTCATCGAATCGCAATCTATTTGTTTCTCGTTCAAATATGCCGAATATTGNTTGATANTTTGCTTTTTGAAANAGCATTAGTTCAGTTTTTTTACCATACCATTCGCCTTTTGTTTGNATTGTGAATCTTTCNGCAAATTCTATGAATTTATGCCCNACTTCATAATCATAGTAGTATTTTTCGTGTTCATCGAGTACAACCGGCTCAATAATGTTTAAATATAATTGCCTGACCTTCTTACAAACAATAATTTCTCCTGATCTGATTTTGTCAATGTATTCACTGACATAATCTTTTGGCGTCATATATCAAATATCTCAGATATTGGATTTTGTTTTTTTTCTTTGCCATTCAAAGCTATCATTCCCATCTTTGCTCTGGCAATCGGAGTTAAACATAGTTGTTCGGCCAGATCATTTATTATTTTTATTTGTTTGTTCATAAGGTTAAANCAATTATCAATACGTCTTTGAGCCTCGTTATTTCCAACCATGACGGAATCAAATTGTTTCCATTTTTCTTGGCATTTTTGATAAATTGCTACAGCTTCNCAATACATGACTAATGGAGTTTTATCTAAATCTGACAAGATTTTTATGTCCATGTCCTCGTAAAGCTTCATAATCCTTCGCCATTCTTTTTTTGCTAAAGGACTTAAGTAACAAGGTGTTGGCAATTTTGCTTTTGGTAATGGATTTACTTGTTCTTCAACGGACTTTCTTTTTTGAATATCATCTTTTTTTTGTTTTGACTGTCTAGTATCAATCATTGCTGCAGGAAGTGGTTTTCTTCCCTTATTACTCATATGGAACCATTTTCTCGGCTTTTTTACCGGTGAACTGCTCGTACCTATCTATAATTGCATCTACATATTGAGGATCTATCTCCATCAGATAACATTTTCGATTGAGTTGTTCGGCTGCAATCATGGTGGATCCGCTTCCTGCNTATATATCTAATATTGATTCACCTTGTTTTGTGGAGTTATTTATCTGTCTACCCATGAGTTTTATTGGTTTCATGGTAGGATGATTGTCATTTTTAAGTGGTTTATCTTCGTTTAATACNGTNCCTGGCTTCTTTTCNAGATATTCAAGTANTATTTTCTTTGCTTGAGNACCACTGAGAGCTTTAACTTCATCGTAATTAACTGTAGAAAACGTTCTATCGTTAATAAAATAATGTCTCGCTCCGTTTTTCCAACCATAAAAACATGCTTCATGTTGCCATTGATAGTCTTGACGTCCTATAACAAAGTTGCTTTTTACCCAAATAAGACTTTGTCTGATAGTCCAGTCAGTACTTTCACAAGCTTTTTTAACGATTATGTTCTCAGAATCAGCGTGCCAGATATAAAAAGGTGCCCCTTTTTTCATCACAGTACTTGCAGCTGTAAATGAATCACTTAATAGTTTAAAATAACCCTCATCAGTAAGATTATCGTTTGCAAGTGGACCTAACTCAGACTTTTTGTAATCGACATTATATGGTGGATCTGTAATCAATGCATCGATGACAGTTCCAGATACCAATTTTTCGATATCTTCTTTTTTAGTGGAATCACCGCACATAAGATAGTGATTTCCGAGTTTATATATATCACCTAGTTTTGATTTCGGTGTTTTTGGTAGTTTAATCTTGTAGTCATCATCTTTTAATCTACTATCGGCTCCTGGTATCTCGAAATTGAACTCGTCAAGGTTTAAATCTATCTCTTCAAGCTCTTTTTCAAGCAATTGATAGTTCCAGGTTGCTATTTCAGCGACTTTGTTGTCNACAAGCCTGTACGCTCTAATCTGATCATCNGTTAAATCTTCAATCGCGATTACAGGAACTTCTCTCATACCNAGTTTTTTAGCTGCGAGTAATCTAGTNTGGCCGGTAATTACTACATTATCTTTGTTAATGGTGATTGGCACTCTNAATCCAAAGTCTTTAATCGATTTTGCTACTTGGTCAACTGCTTTTTCATTAAATCTTGGATTATTTTCATATGGAATTAACGATTCTGTTTTTACATATTCAATTTTCATCGTGCATCACCTTTGCTTTTCTTATTTATCAAACATAGCCGCTACTGGATTTCCTTCTTCCTTGTTTTGAAGTGATAAAATTCCCATCTTTGCTCTGGCAATCGGAGTTAAACATAGTTGTTCGGCCAGATTATTAACATTTTTGATTTGGCGATTCATACGTCCAAGAATTTCATCCGAGTTCAATTGAAGTTTCTGAATTCTATCATTTCGANATTCTAAGTCTTCTTTCTTCATTTTGTATTTNATNTCTTCATNTGAATANTTATATGAATCAAGGTCATCGATAATTTCTTTGTACCTCTTCTGAAACGTCTTGTAAGCTGCTACTGCTTCACAGTACATCACTAGTGCTGTTTGATCGAGTTCAGACAAAATTTTTTGATCGAGTTGTTCGTAAAGCTTCATTATCCTGTTCCATTCTTTTTTNGCAGGACCCGATAAAAAACTAGGTCTTTTTAGTGTGTTTTTTGGAGTAGGATTTATGCTTTTTTCTACCATTTTTCTTACCTCGATTGTTTCTTTGCTAATTTTAGATTTTTTAGGATCCAGTAAAGCAGCCGGGATTGGTTTCCTTCCGCTACCTTTAGGCATCAACTACACCTCGCATTTTTAAAAAGGTGTAATATCCCAGTCTTGATATTATTTGTTTTTTCTTCATAAAATTGCCCTTCTTTTAGTATGTTTCGATTTATTCTTTTGGTATTTCAAAAAATCGGAGATATATAGAACACTTCTTCAACCTCGTTGTAGATTTCCCCATAAATTGGTCTCTAGACCCGGGGGGGTCTTCTTTCTTATGACATTCCCCATAGCATCGAAGCCTATGTCTGCTCTTATGTTACCTCCCAGGTTTCTCTGCGCATTATGGCACCTCGTACAAAGTAAAACAAGCTTATCAGGGTTAAGACTAATCATTGGATCATCAACGTTCTCATCTGTTAACTTGATAGTATGATGGACTTCCTGTCCTGGTTCTCCACATCTCTCACAGATTCCTCTCCGATCATAGCGAACAAAGTCACGGACCTTGTACCACTTAGCTGAATGATAGAATTTAATAAGCTTGTCAGAAGTTTTCATTGTGTACTCCTTATCTTTATTTTTATATATCAAAGCCAATCAAT